GATCAGGCTGCCCCTTAAGATAGCCGACTCCTGCGGAGCAATCATCTTGATGTGTGTGTCTATCGAGGCTTCCACGGCTTGCAGGCGGCTGATACGGGCGCGATAAGCAGGAGCATTCAACTGATTGAGTAGCTGCCGGCGTATCTGCGGATCCTCTACCGTAGTGAGCTGCTTACGAAGGCCGTCGAGAAAGTCCTGCGAGTCTCTTACTGTCAGAAGTTCTCTGGCTTCTTCAATGCCGAGCCCTGCATCCTTAATATACTTCGCGAGGATCCGTTCAATGTCTGCGTAGATCTGCAGCTTTGCATTGGTGTACAGCTTTGCGATCTGATCAAAGTACTGGGAGCTGTTGCGCTCTATCAAAGTAAGCCGTTCGAGTGCTCTATCATCCCAGTACTCTTGCGGCTTACTCATAGGCTACCTCACTTCTGCTGCGTCGTTGTATCGGTCTGGCTGGTAGGATCCGTGTTGCCGGTATTTGCCTGACCTCCGAACTCACCGAATGCTGACCGCTGTTCCTCGAGCTTCTGCTTACGCTGTTCAAGCAGATCTTTATAAGCCTGATCAACATCCGTAACAAGCGGATGTGCTGCAAGAAGAATTCTCTCAGGTACCAGATTGTCAGACGCAATGATCATTTGCACTGTCTCTGCATCATTGGTGATCTGTGACTTATTGAAAGAAACGCGGATTAACTCAGGATCATACTTCTTGCCGTCACGCTTATTGATCTCCCCGGTAAGGAATGCCAGATGATCCTTAAGAGCGGTCTCCGCTTCGATGATCATGTTATTTGCTTTCAGGTCAAGAAGAGTGTACTGAAACTTAAGTGATACACCAGAAGGTGCACTTCCCATCTGATCATTACTGACATCAACTGCCTGGCCGAACACATGAATAGCTTTCCAGAGCTCCTTGAGCCAGTTGATACGTCCGGCCATCTGGAGATCCAGCTGCTTCATCTCAATAGCGCCCTTTTCCCCTCCCACAGACACGGCCCTGTTGACTTCAAGCTTCTTCACGATAGCCGACGCTGTATCTCCGCCAAAGCCCTGGATAACTGCATAGAACTCGTTAAAATCCATCAGGTTATTAGTTCCCTTGCTTGAAACAAGGTCATAGGCATCAATCAGATCCTTAATGGGCTCGAGATCCGTGAGTTTGTCAGCGTTATTTGCCTGTTCGATAAACGGGATTCTGCCCCACGATATGCCTGTTCTGGACTTCTCAATTTGTGTTACACCGTCCGGACCGTTTACTTTGGTTACTTCCCAGTAATGGGGCGCCGGATTAACAGGATAGTCAGGATCAAGTACATAACTCTTTCCGCTTTGTACCCAGTATGTGACATCCTTAGCTGTCCACCACTGCGCTTTGAAGATCGTCTTCTTTGTTGTGCCGGTACGAAGTTCGATCGGGAAATAGTAAATACCCTCAAGAAGGTCCTGCTCATAGGCCGTATCATAGATCGGAATGAAGCAGTCTCTGCCGAGAATAACCTGGCGAAGTTTTCCTAGCGTGTCCTTGTATTCATGCAACCAACACACACCGTGCAGCGAGGTCTTGCGTTGCCACTGAAGAAGCACCTTGCGGTACTTAGCATCAGTGGTATTCGTGAGTGCGGTCTGGAATATGAATTCTTCATTTCCACCGGTCCCGCTCTCAGCAGCCTTCGCGTTGTCGACGGCGATCGTCGGCTCTTTACCGGAAATATAGCCAATCTTCTGCTCAACCTGGTTAAAGAGGAAGCGGTGCTGGATCCGAACATTGCTTCGATTCTTGTTTGTAAACTCCTCTTCTGCATCCTCGGCATTAATGACCGTGATTTTCTGGAAGTCCAATCCCTTGATGTCCTGCTCAAATTTGTAATATCGATCAGCATCAAGAGCCTTGATCCGCCCCGGGTCAGTAGCGTGAGCTGTGATCAACTCTGCAAGGATCTGTGCATTGTTCATAGCCGCGCCGGCACTGATTCTCATGTTGATAAGATCGGTTTCTGTAATCAGCATTCTCACACCACCTTTGTTTCTACCATGATGTGCTCTAGCGCATAACGTAATGCGTCGAGCAGATGGTTATCTCTGTCAACCGGCTCAGGCAGCACTCTGCCGTTGCGATCCTCGCGATATTTGTACTTCTTCAGCTCCAATTGCGTCTCAATACAAGACTTGTCCACAAAGATCTTCTGCCTCTGCAGCCACTTGATCCCAAACTCTAATGATCCGGGTCCCTTGATTGCCGGTACCGCCCTAATCCCAAAATTATTCAGCTCTTGAATACTCTTAGATTCTGTGTCACAGGTCAATACTTCTTTCTTGATGATCGGCTTCAACAACTCAGCAAGGATATCGTTTGTATATTCTGTCCCGCACAGTTCTTTGAAGATGCAGACCTCTTTCTTTGCCCGGTTGTACCCGACGCGCACATAAGCGGCAGGATCCGGATAGAAGCCGAAGTCCTGACCGTTGTAGAATTGATTTGTTTCTTTTGCGACATCCGCAAGATCCTTAACCACCCAGTTCGTGTAAATGAGATTTCCAAGCACGCCCCACTTGCCAAGTGTGTATACGTCGTAGTAGTACTTGTCGGTCTCATCTTCGAGCTTTGTAATATCGTCTGCAGTGAGCCAGCGATTGTCCTTGTAGGTTGTCCGGAGGATCAGCAGCTTCGCATCTGCGTAGTAGTTCTTCGTGTCATCCCACTTACCGGCAAAGAACTCTGTATAGATCCAGTGATCCTGCAGGATAGGGTTAAACAGTAGCACCATGCGTTTGATGATTGACTCATCACCGCCGCGCAGACGCTTTTTCAGGCTCTTATAGTCGTTGTACTCGGTCTCTGTTGCTTCCTCGATTACGATGTCCGTTATGACACCGACCTGAGGAGTGATTGACTTGACCTTCTCGACATCATCCAGGCCGCAGAAAAGAATCTGGCAACCGGATGCTTTATGTGTGATGACCATGTCGGTCTTGTTGCGGTTAAACTCACCTTCCAAGTCCATGCGACTTATGCACTTCCAAACCTCATTGAACGAAGAATTTCGAAGTGTCCGTCCAGTTTTGCGAACAATTAGATAGTTTCTCTTCCCGGACATGACATCCCGGACAGTGCGTTGGCCAAGAATAGCAAATGACTTACCGGATGAAGATCCTCCGAAAAAAACCTGTGTGGTTTGCTGTGCTGTCAGCTGATCAGCATAGACCTCATTCATCAATCCACGCCAGACAGCGTCAGGGATGATCACAGAGCCGGCAGAAGCCACAGACTTCTCAATGGCCAGTTTATTTTCTTCGAGTGCCAACTTCCGCATATCAAAATCAATCTTGTGCTGATCCATGGGGTTCATGTTGAAGTAGTTTGATAACCACTCCAAAGACTTCTGTGGATCATGCAATTCAATTCTGAATCCCTTATCTGATTTAGAAATTGTCTTGACCAGGTCACCATCCACCATCTCAGACGGAGTAGCTGCAAATTGATTATCATAGCCGTCAAAGCCCCAAGTTGCATAGTTTGTGATATCAGCAAAGGCAATGCGCATGTGCTTTTCGATAATGTCTTCTTTGCCAACCATGATAGTTTTAAGCTTCTCAGCTTTAAGCTGTTCGATTCGAGTTCTAATCTTTGGGTTTCTAAGGTATCCGCTGCCCTCTGTTGCGGCTGTATTATACGAACAGCCCAGATGACTTCTAAGGTACGCCATTGTAGCATTGAGCTGCTTAACAAAGATCTGACAAAACAACTCCTGACCTTCGGTCAGAGGAGTCTCGACATCAACGGAGACTTCTCCGGGTCTTCTGATCCTCTCTTCGGGTCGAAATGCTTTTTCGTTGCGTTGCGCTTTCTGTTGCGTTTTGTGTTGCGCAACATCTTCCCATTTATATCGGGACTTCCATGATCTGATCTTATTTGCCGGTATATTTAGCCGCTCAGATATCTCGGCAGGTGACAGGCCTTCATCAAATAGCTTCTTTGCTTCTTCACGATCGCTCATCACCT